AGTCGAGTTGCCGAGCAGAGAGCCCTTGAACAGCAATGAGTAATCACCAGCAAGTCACGATTGTCCGAGATACCGCAGAAAGCAACAACGAAGTGGACGCTATGGCGCAGGCCGCAGCAGAAGCGCAGGGTACGGCCCAGCCTGTGACCCAGCAGCAGGCCCGCCCTGAGTGGCTTCCCCAGAAGTTCCAGAGCCCAGAAGACCTTGCTAAGGCTTACGGCGAACTGGAAAAGAAGGTTGGAGCCAAGGAGACTCCGAAGACTGGCTTTGACAGTCTTGAGCAGTACTCGACTGAGTTCTACCAGAACGGCGACCTGAGCGACGAATCGATTCAGGCCATCACCGCCAACATGGGTATTCCGGAGCAGATTGTCCGTGCCTATGTGGATGGTCAGAAGGCCGTCATGGATCAGCAGTTCAGTTCTGTGATGGGTCTTGTTGGTGGCGAATCCCAGTACGAGGCCATGACTTCGTGGGCTGCTGAGAACCTGCCGGAAGACGAGGTTGACGCTTTCAACCAGATCATGGACAGCGGTAATCTCAGCACGATCAAGGTTGCCGTGCAGGGCCTGTGGGCTCGTTACGGCCAGACCAACGGTAACCCCGCAGCCAAGTTGATTCAGGGCGAAACCACGGGGCCGTCTGGTGGGGCCTTCCGCAGCGTTGCTGAGATCGTGCAGGCCATGAAGGATCCCCGGTACGCCAAGGACCCCGCGTATCGTTCGGATGTCGAGAAGCGGGTCGCTCTGTCGAACGCTATGGGAGTCCGCTAATGAAGAACAACCCTAAGACTACCGTCCTTGGCATTGCCACGATCCTGACCGCTGTTTCGTCGGCTGTGATCGCCCTGCTGGATAACGACCCGGCTACCGTGTTTGATGTTGCTTCGGTGATTGCTGCCGTTACCGCTGGTCTTGGCCTGATTCTCGCCAAGGATGCCGACAAGGCGGCGTAATGGGTTGGATCTACCAACTGGTTACTTCGATCCTGCACTTCATTGAACGGCTTGCATCTAAGGAAGTCAAAGGTGAAACCGCTGATCCTAATGCTGGGGGCGTTCGTGATCGCTTCCGTAAGCGGGTGCAACAGCACCGTGATTCTGGTCCCTCCGGGAACACCAGTTCAACTTGCGGAGCCTGTGAAAGCGCGGGTATTCGTTGTACAAAAGGACGGCACTAAGGTGATGTCCTCCAACCGTGTGGAAATTCCTGCTGGTTGGTGGGCCGCTGATGTGCCAGAAGACACCGGGGAAATCCCGGCGGGAAGTCCATAACATCCCCTATAACCCCGGACTTCCCCTTGAGCCCATACGGTTTATTCCGGTGGGCTCTTTTCATTTCGTGGCTTTGGATGGGCCATGAAAAGGCTAAGGAATCTTGGCCCCTTGCGAGGGACAACCTTGAGGACTGGCTACTACAACCATCTATCGTGTCTCATACATAGGATTTTTTCTCATGGCACTTTTTAATTCGCAGCCGTCGCGTATCGGCCAGTCGAACCAAGCGGGCGATACCGATGCTCTGTTCCTGAAGGTCTTCAGCGGTGAAATCATCACCACCTTTGAAGAAAACAATGTGATGATGCCGCTGCACCGTGTTCGCACGATCTCCAGCGGTAAGTCGGCCCAGTTCCCCCTCACGGGTACGGCTGGTGCTGGTTACCACACCCCGGGTGAGAGCCTGCTCTCGACCCCCGCAACGCTGATTACGGCTGGCGGTGGTTCGTATCCGGCGACTGGTTCTGATTCCAAGTACCTCAAGAAGATCCGTCACGCTGAAAAGCAGATCTTCATTGACGATGTCCTTGTTTCGTCGGTGTTCGTTGCTGACATCGATGAGATGAAGAACCACTACGATGTCCGTTCGATCTATTCGACGGAAATCGGTCGTGCGCTTGCTTACGCCGCTGACAAGGCCCTGATTCGCACGGCCATCATCGGTGCCCGTAAGGGTACGGATCGCTTCGGTAACGCGGAAACCCGCTACCTTGGTGCCCAGCAGGGTACTGGTAGCACGGGTGACAACCTCGTTCAGGCTTTGTTCAATATCGCTCAGAAGATGGACGAGAAGAATGTTCCGTCGAATGATCGTTATTGCATCCTGACCCCGGCGAAGTACTACCAACTGGTGAACGACACTTCGGACGCGATCAACCGTGACTACAACGATGCCAGCAATGGTAGCGTTGCCAGCGGTATGATCATGTCGGTCGCTGGCATCCGTATTCTGAAGAGCAACCACCTTCCGACTGCTGACGAAAGCGCAAGCACGGGTGGCGAGTCTGCTCTCTTCGGTAGCACGGGTGTTAAGAACGATGTCAGCGGTACTGCTAACGCTGGCTACTCAGGTGCTAACTTCACCGCGACCCGTGGTATCGCCTTCCAGCGTGAAGGTCTTGGTACGGTCAAGTTGATGGACCTGAGCGTTGAGAGCGAGTATGTCATGGAGCGCATGGGCACCCTGATGGTTGCCAAGTACGCCATGGGTCACAGCACCCTGCGCGAAGAGTGCCTCTATGAACTTATCGACGCGGCTCTCTGAGTCGAGTTGAGTCTGTGAGTTGAAAAGGGGGGGATGGTTCCCTTAGTTGGGTTCCATCCCCTCTTTTGTTTGAGGAACATTATGCCACTTACCAAGACAACGCGGCTTCAGGCCATCAACACCATGTTGAGTTCAATCGGTGAAAGCCCGATCAACAGTCTCAACACTCAGCGGGCTGATGCTCTTATTGCCACTTCCGTTCTGGATGAAGTCACCCGGGAAGTTTTGTCTTATGGGTGGCACTTCAATACATCCGTGAACATTGAGATGACCCCAGAAACTGGAACTGGGTTTATCTATGTCGCTGATTCGATTGTGCGGGTCGATGTCGATCCCACCAGCGGTCAAGATGTTGCTGTTCGCGGAAACCGACTGTACAACAACAAGAACAACTCCTTTGTCTTCGATACCTCGCTGAAGACTGTTCAGGTGTACTTCTTGGAGTATGAGGAACTTCCAGAAGAGGCCCGTCGGTATATTGCCATTCGGGCTGCTAGGATCTTCCAAGATCGTGTCGTGGGCTCGGTCAAACTCCACTCTTTCACCCAGAGCGATGAGATTCAGGCTCTGGCTAAACTGCAAGAGTACGAAATGGACACCGCTGACTACAGCATCTTCGATTCATACGATGTCGCCCGAACCTTCATTCGTCGCGGCTCTTACTGGGTTATCTGATGGCCTACATTCATACTCCGATTCCGAATCTCATTGGCGGTGTTAGTCAACAGCCTCCGACGATTCGGAATATCAATGAAGCCGACGCAATCACCAACGCCGTTCCATCTCCTGTGGAAGGCTTGATCAAGCGTCCTCCTACGGAGTTTGTTGCCGCAGTCAGGAACTCGCAGAACATCCCGCGTCAACCCAACAAGGCCGATGAGCCGTTCTTCCACCTGATTGAGCGAGATGCCAACGAGAAGTACATCATGTCCATCCTCAAGGACGGCACGGTGGACATCTTCGATCTTGCTGGCAATCGAAAGACCCTGTTTACTCAGCCCGCGTTTACTGGACTTGGTACTGCCGCTGCCAGCGAACGAGTGGCTTTGACGATTGCCGATGTCACTTTTATTCTCAATAAGACTGATACTCCGGCATTGACGGCTAATGTGTCAGCGCAATTTCCTACGAACTACAATCGAAATGCTTTGGTGTGGGTTCGTCAGGCTAATTACGAACGCGAACACAAGATCATCGTCACTTACGGAGCAACGACGGTTACCGCTAATCACACCCCAGCAGGAAATAGCAGCCTAGGTACGAACCACGCGGCTGAAGAGTTGGTCGATGAACTGAATAATGATGCCAACCTAGTCAACACGATTCACAAAGACAGCGTTATTTGGATCAAAGCGGGTACAACCGATATTAAAGTAGTCACCGAAGATGACTTTGCTGGCGAAGGGCTGACGCTGATTATCAACGCTGTTGAGCGGTTTGAAGATCTGCCCCCATGCGCTCCCGATGGATACATGGTTCGTGTTGCGGGTAGCCCAGAAGCCGACTACGATGACTATTGGGTCAAGTTTGAGACCTTTGGTGGGGTTTCATTTGGGCAGGGGCTTTGGGTCGAGACTGTGGCCCCCGGCATCAAGTATGAGATCAACCCGGCCACGATGCCGAAGATCTTGATCCGCCAGTCTAACGGTACTTTCATGCTGAAGTCGGCTGATGGAACGACTCCAACGGTCGGAGATGGCTTGCCCACGGGCAGTCCAGCGGGCCTGTATAACGGCTACGACTGGGCAAACCGGAATGTTGGGGACGAAGAAACCAATCCCGACCCATCATTCATTGGAACCAAGATCAATGACATGGTTTACTACCAGAGTCGGCTTGGTTTCATGGCTGGGGAAAACCTGATCTTCAGCGAAACCTCGGAGTTCTTCAACTTCTGGAGGACCACGGTTCTAGATCTGTTGGATACGGATCCGATTGATATTGCGTCTTCGGCATCCAAGGTTGGCGTGATTGCCTCTGCAATTCCATTCAACCGCGATCTGATCCTGTTCACCCCTACGAACCAAATGGTGATGCGTAGTGGCGATGTCTTTAGCCCCAAGAATGTTGCCATCCTGACTACGGGTGATTTTGAGAACCAAAGCAACCTAGTCAACCCCATTGCCACGGCCTCCTCGATCTTCTTTACCTACAACAACGGCGGCTATTCGGGTGTTCGTGAGTTGGTCCCACAGCCAAACATTGATGGGTCTTACATTGCCAACGACTTGACTGACAATGTCTCTAGGTACATTGTTGGCACCCCAAAACACCTTGCAGCAACCTCCCACGACAACATTGCTGTACTGATTGCCAACGACGAACTGTATTGCTATCGGTATCTGAACCGTGGCGATACCCGCGTTCAATCCGCTTGGTTTAAGTTCACCTTTGCTGACTCTTCTGGGATCGCTGGGAACTATTGCAAGCCGTTGTGGTGTACCTTTGTCGAGTCGGATCTTTATGTCGTGTTCATGCGAACGGGAGCCACCGCCAGTACTGGCTACCTGACCATTGAGAAGATCCGCATGGGTGCTGGTCTGAATGACATCGTCACCAGCGGGAAGAACTGGATTACCCATCTCGATGCCCGCAAGTACTATGCTTCTGGAAGTGCCAATCAGGGTACTTATACTCAAGCCTCCAACACGACTTCATTCACCCTTCCGGCTCCGTTCTCTTACGCCGCCAATAAGATCCAAGTGGTTACCAAGGATGGGTATGTAGCCAAGGTTGTTGGGGGCAATGCATACAACTCCCCAAACACGGGCGATCCGGGTAAGGTGGTGGTTGAAGGTAATTACAGCAACAAGGATGTTTGGATCGGACTGCCGTACACCATGGAGTACCAGTTCTCCACTCAGTATCTGCGACAAGCCTCGCAAGGAACCAGCCCCGCTTCGTTGATCAATGGTCGGTATCAACTGAAGTACTTGGTTGTGCAGTATGCCGATACTGGGTACTTTGAAGTGGTGTCCACTCTCGGAACTGAAAACCAATTCTCGTATCCATTTACTGGTGAGATCTTGGGCACCGCAGTTCTTGGAGCCCTAAACTTGTCTACAGGCACTTTCAAAGTTCCGATCTACGGCAGGAACGATGCTCAAGTGCTGAAGATTAAGAACAACTCCCACCTACCGTCCAAGTTCTTGAGTGCTGAAATTGAAGGCGAGTTCACACGATTCCGCGAAGATGCTCGTTGATGTCCGCCTTTCACGATCAACCGATGCGGCCATAGTGGCCCACGATATGCGTCAGGCTGACCGGGATGAGGTGGCTGCTTGTAGTGGGCTGGAACCCCAAGAGGCTCTGGATATGGCCTACAGGCTGTCTACGGAGTGTTTTACGGTCGAAGCCCAAAGCAACGAACTTCCGTTGGCTATGTTTGGGTATGTCCTAGATCCTATTGGGGCTCGGGTCTGGATGCTTGGATCGGATTGCTTGTTCGACTACAAGTGGGACTTTTTGAAAAAGTCTCGCAAGTGGGTGGACTATTTGCAGCAGCAAAGCCCCCTACTGTACAACCTAATTGACCAGCGCAACACCGTGCATATCAGGTGGCTGCAATGGCTTGATTTCAAATTTGTCCGAACTGTTCCCCACTATGGGGTGCAGGGACTTCCATTCATTGAGTTTGTGAGGTACCGAAATGTGTGACTTTGGGATTACAGCGGCAGTAGCCATTGGTGCTGCGTCTGCTGCTGCTCAGGCAAGTGCCCAGAACAAGGCCGCAAAGGAGCAGAATGCCTATAGGTCGCGTCTTGGGGTCGCTGGCAACAAGCAGTATCTCCAGAACGCTGAGGCAGTCATCCGGGATGTGGGCTCACAGGTCGATCAGACTGTCCGCCAGAACATCGAACGCTCTTCTGCGGTTCGGCAGGAACTAGAGGGGATCTCTCGTAACGCCCGTCAGGCCAAGGCTACGGCGACTACGGTGACTGCTGCTGCTGGGGTTGAAGGTCGTAGTGTTGACCTCCTCCATGCTGAGTTTGACCGCGATGTCTTGGAGTTTGAATCTGCTGCGCTCCGAAACCTCAGTAATATGCGGACGCAAATGGGTATGGAGATTCAGGCTATCTACGCCCGCGGTCAGAGTGCCATCAATGGTGGATACCCTGCGCCGCTGCCGCCTGCTGCTAACCCCAGCCCATGGCTCCCGCTGATCAACGGTGTTACCACGGGTATCAGTACCTATAGTGCCCTCCAGTCATTCCGTACTCCGGATGGTGTGGGGGCTCAGGCAAACCAGACAGTAACCCCTCCACCCCCTAGTGGGCTTATTCCCGGGGTTCGCAGCGTTCCTCCCGGACCATAATCATGGCTAAAGCACGACCTAATCTTGGCGTAACTGCTCAACCAGTCAGCACCTTTATCCAGCCCAACCAGAATGCGGTGGCTGCGGAGTTGTATGACCAGCAAACCGTCAACAACGCCCTACAGTTTGCCGAAGCCTTTAGCAATCTGTCGGTGAGCGCGGCTCGTCTTGCTGGGGGCCTGAAGCAGGAATGGAACGAAGAACAGGTCCAGCAGGGTATGGATCTGGTCAACAAGAGCCGGAAGTCTTACCAGCAACTGGTTCAGTCTGGTGAGATCAAGCCCACGGAAAACCCGTGGTTTGCCATCGGTGCCCAGAAGGCCAGCGGCTCTATTGAGGCCATGAAGGCCCGGGTTAACTTTGAGAGCCTGTTGGAGCAGAAGGTTGCTGAAGACCCGTCGTTCCTTGATGACCCACGGGGCTTCGATGCCTTCGCCTACCAGTACACGCAGAATGTCAACCAGTTCATGGGCGATGCGTCGTACATGAGCAGGGCCTTCTACGAGTCGTTCAATCCCTTCATGGGGACGATGCAGGCCAAGCACGAAGGCCGGGTCATTGAACACAACACCCAGAAGATCCTGACGGGGGTGGCTTCAGAGGTCCAGCGGGCGGCGCAGGATTGGACCAGTCCAAACCCAACGGTCAGCCAGCAGGCTCTAGGAACGCTTCAGACCCGCCTTGATGAGATGGTCAATCAGGGTGTCGCCTCTAACCGCGTCAACAACGCTGCTGTGGATGCGTTGGTTGAACTGATGGCGACCTCGGATGACCCCCGGGCTGCTCGGGAGATGTTCAATGCCATTAAGTCTGGTACTGGTTCGCTGTCTAGCACTCAGTACGCCAAGACTCAGATGGCGATGAACGCCTCTAAGATCCAAGCCAACGATCTCCGGATGTCTGCCGAAGAATCAAAAGTTTTGGCAGCGAGGATTGAAAAGGATCTGACTCCGCAAATCGTGTCTGGTGCAATAACTGTGGAGCAGGCCGAAGAAGCCCTTCGGGAAGACTTTGCTCAGGGCAAGGTGCGGATCAATGCCAACGAGCAAGAGTCCAAGATTGGCTACTTGCGTTCTTTCAGCGCGGCTGCTATTCGTGAGCGTGAGGTCCAAGTAAAGAAAGAACAGAACAACGCTTTCTGGGAACTGGTTACACTTGCGGCAGATACCGATGGCGTTGAGGACCTTGATGCACGGCTTGGAGAACTCAAGCAGCGTGTTGGGACTATTGGTCTAGATCCTGAGCAGTTGTATAGGGGCCGGGAGTTGCTGGATCGTATTACCGAACAAGCAAAGAAAGATCGTGTATTGGCTACGGCAGACGCTCAAACCAACGAACTTTATCAGTTGGCCCTAGATGCCAAGAATGCACAAAGTGACGAAGAGGCTTCTGCGGCACTTAAGAAGTATAAGGATCGTATTGAGACTCTCGGCTTGGCTCCTGAGCAGCGGTTTAGGGCTGAGGAGATGTTTGCAAAGGTTCAAGACGATACCTTTGAAGCCCAGTCTATCAGGAACATCAATCACGCCACCACGATTCTCTGGAACGGTACTGGGAATAACGACGGGATTCTGCCTACTCTGGACCGGGAAGTTCGTGAGTCCTTTGAGCCAAACAGCAACTTTGTTCCCGGATTTGCTGAAGCCCGCCAGCAGTACGATACCTACCTGACTGATACCCTCGGCCTTACTGATCCTAACGACACTAAGTACAAGAAGGGGCTTTCTCAGGCGTACACGAAGATGCGGGATGCTCTGAAGCAGTACGAAACTGTGTACCTTCAGAAGGCCGCTACCCGCGAAGAAGCCGCATCAGTTAGGCAGCGGTTTCTCGCCATGCGTATGAATCTTGCGACTGAGTTTGAGGATGCTCGGGATGTCGCTCCGGCTTTTAGAGGGCTCCTGAGCGAAATGAATCCACAGGTTGTGGAACGGGCTGGATCGGGTGAGGTTGGAGCGTTGCCATACACCGAAGACATGGTGATGGCTTATATGTTGGCTAAGGACAACAACCAAAATCTGTCCACGATTCTACCCGGCGGGGAAAACGGTAAGGCCCTGATTGCTCAACTGGACTACGCTGTGGATCGCATTCGGGCTGGGGAAAAGATCGGAGATGTGGCTCGGGATGTCTCTAGGTTGATGTCTTTCGGTGGCGTATCCAAGATCGACTACTTTGATAAGATCAATCCAATTAAGTGGATGGATACCGACGGATCTGATCAACAGACTAGGGAAAACATTCGGGTATCACACGCAGAACTTAGGGAGGCTGTTGCGGCTACTTCCCGTTCTGGAGCCTTTGAGACCGATGCTGGTACCTATCTCGACTACGAATACCGTAGGCACTACGCAACGGAAGTAAGCAACAACCCCATGGCGGCTCGTAGTGCCCACAAGGTCGCTATGGACAAGGTCATGGAAGAGAATGTGTTCATCCGTGGCTCTCTGCTTCCTAAGCGGAACCTTGGTCCTAATCAGGATGAAGTGTATCTTGAGGCGTGGCTCCGGGCCAACTACCCCAACAACCCTAATGCAACCTTGGTTGTCGTATCGCCCCCGGGGGCTGATCAGGTGTTGATGGCTGTGCGTGAGAATGGTCGAGCCGTCAGCAGCGGCCTTATCAGGGCTCAAGACATCAAGATGGATAATGCCCTGTTTGCTCAGACTGTTGATGAGATGCTGAGAGGAAAGACACCGCGTCTGCCTCCGTTGCTAATTAAAACTAAAGGACAGAGATCGTCGCTTCCGCTGTGGCTGGATGAGTGGCTATACGCTAACTAAAGCAAACAACTATAAACCATGGCTGAACTAACTTTCTCAAGTCCAATCTTCACTCAGAGTGCCGAAGAGATGGCGGCTGAACGAGCCATTCTCAACCGCGATGGGATCTATGACCCCAACTTTGAGATGCTCACTTCAGATGCCCGTGAACGGTTTTTGTCAGGGGCTGTTCAATCGGGTATGGGTAGCGCGGTCTATCAGACGGTAGAGGGAATCTACGACTGGTTCTCGGGCGAAACAAAGGACCCTCTGAACTTCTCAAGTATCAACGAAGTCGGCCCCGGCTCCCCTGTTACCTATTCGATGGGTAACAACAAGGAAGGACTGCAAAAGGATCTGGACACCATTCCGGCAAAGCATTGGCAGTATGTCCTGTCGGCTTCCAGTTACAACGAGTATCAGGACCGCCTTGAGTTTGTCCGTCGTGGTATGCCACAGGCTCAAGCGTCCACTCTGGGCCTTGCTACGGGCCTTGCGGCAGACATCGGAACAATGGTGCTGGGCGGATACCTTGCAGAACCCATTGCCTTGGCTGGCCTTGGTACCCGCACTACGATGGCTGGAAAAGCGGCTTATCACTCCTATGGCGGTGCTGGTGTTCAGCCTGTGGCCGTCGCCGCTGCCGAAGCCGCCAATGCGGTGTCACGGCTGAACCTTGGAGCGCGTTTCACGGCTCTTGGCGTTGGTGAAGAAGTTGTCTACCAGTTTGCCCGCAACGGTCTTGATCCCCTGTACGACCCCTCCTTTGGCGAGGTTGTTCAGAATATGGTCTTGTCTGGAGCCGCTGCTGGGTTGTTTGGTGGCGTTGCCTTTGGTCGCCGCTTTGTCGCAGATCAGATTGAGGACGCTGCAAAGGGATTCTACCGGGAACGCCGTACAATGCTTCCGGGTGGTTATGAGATCGACTACACGCCTTATGCTTTTCGATCTGCCGCCTATGCCGATGAAGTTCTCGCTAGTGCGGGAGGCCGGACTGCCGACGAAGCCCTACAAGAAGGGGCTGAATCGGCTACAAAGGAGTGGAACGGTCTTCCGCAGGCCCTTCCCCGTCTTGACGGAGCCCAAGCAGCAGCCTTTGAAGTGTCCTTGGCTACCGGAGTCCAACCGACCGTTGACACTTTTAAGGCGATTGGTCGGGCTATGGTCACGGCGGCTCGTACTAGTCGAGGCGGTGGCTTCGCGTTCAACAAGCGGTTCTGGGAAGCCCTGAGTGATGAACTTGGTGAGGAGGTCGCTTCTAAGTTCCGTCCTCTTCAACAGCGTGCGGTGATCAACGGAGCAGACCGACGCTTCGATGCCGTGTATGAACGGGAATTCCTTATTGACGATGTTTGGACCTACTTTAACACGGGTCGTTGGCGTTCAGTTCAAGACGCGCCTAACTCGCTGATCTTCCGTGTCCTAGATGAGGTTCGTAAGCGCGGAGGCACGGTAACCCGTCAGGTTGTTGCGGAAGTGGTCAACGATCTTCGTGAACTGGCTAAGAATTCCCCTACCCGGACCAACGCCAAGGGTCGAGTAGTTGTCGATACCTATGGCCGTAAGGCTGCGGTAATCGCAATCATCAACAAGCGAACTGGGGCTGTTGATGTCGGTAGTGCAAGTACTGTAGCCCGCCGTAAGGGTCGTACTACAAAGCCGATTGATCTTCCGGAAAGCGTTCTGAAGCGGCTGTCTGCGGTTCCAACGACTAAGTCAATTAGGGCTGCTTCAGCGGCTGGAGGACCAGAAACGGCAACCCCGGAAGGGACTCCGACTACCGTTGTCAGCACCCCGGGAACATTCGACGGTGTGCCTAAGAAGTTGTCTGCTTGGTTTACCGAGCGCATTCCTCTGATTTCTCCCCTGCTGAATCAAGCGGCTAGAGCCATGGAGTCGGAGAACGGTGCCGTTCGGTTGATTGCTTCGATGGCCTTTAATGCCCGTCGAGCGACCGGATCGGCCACGAAGTACACCATCTTTGAGGCTGGTAGCCAAATCCTGCACTCCACCATGTTTACCTTCATGCGTGGCTATCGCAACTCATTTGTGCGGTTTGCCATGGGTCGTGGGACTGAGGATATTGCTGAAGACGCTGGTACGCTTCTGGACAACTGGAAGTACGCCTTCGGCAACAAGGATCTTCGGCTTCAGTTCAACCGTCGGATAATGAAGCAGATGCGCTCTGGCAACTTTGATGACTCTGTGTCGGCTGTAAATGACGCTGCCCGGGGCTTCAAGGAGATCTTTGAGAAGATCCACAACATTGCCTTTGAGGCCGGTGTGGCTGGATTCACCAAGTCTGCGGTTGTGAACTATGTCCCCCGTCTGTGGCGGTTCGACATGATTCGACGCTTGGCTACCACTAGTGAAGGTACTGAAGCCTTGACTGGTCTGATTGAGCAGGCCATTGCCAAGAACGGACGCAAGGTTGTTATTGATGGGGTCGAAGAAACCTTTACTGGAGATGCCAAGGCTGCCGCCAAGGTCTTCACGGAGCGTCTGATCAGGATTGCCAAGTCCACCGAGAATGCTCCTATGACCGAGCAGGATCAGGAACTGGTGGAGGCCCTTGGGGATCTTCTTGGCCCCCTGAAGGCTAAGACGGGCAGCAGGACTCCCTTTGGCCGTGCCCGTATTCTGCTGGACGAGTCGGCTGAGATCACCACTACTGGGGACCTGTTGGGTAACGGTCGAAACAACCTGTCTCTGGCGGACCTGTTTGATGACGATCTTCCCAAGGTGTTCCGTAAGTACATCACTTCAGTCATGGGGGCCGTCAACGAGCGTCGGTTGATCAACGGATTCAACGACTACTTGGCTGCAAACGGCTTCAAGGGTCCCAAGACGGTGGTTAATGGGGTCGAGATTCAGGAGCCGCTGAAGGTCAGCACCATCAATGAGATGCTGGACACGGCTCGTAAACTTGGTGGTGCGATCGAAGACGGACATCTTGAGGGCCTGAAGGAAGTCATTGCCGCCCTGCGGTATGAACCTATCTACTCAGGAGCCCCCAAGTTTGGCGACAAGGCCATGTCCTTGTTCATGCAGTATGGGTACCTGACTACTGGTGGCCAGTTCGGCCTTGCAGCCATCAGCGAAGTTGCCCGTATTGTTGGTACCTTGGGAGTCCGCAGGACCTTCACGCAGTTGCCTGTGTTGGCTGAAATGATTGCCAACTACAAGAACCTTGATCGTCCTGCTCAGAACTTTGCATCCTTCTTGGACGCTTGGTTCTCACCCTCCACCGACCGCTTGCGGCGAACCTTCATGGACCCGTTGGGCTCTGCGGAGTACACCGGACCCTTCCAGAACGCCATGCGTGGGGCCACAAACCTGATGTCGGACATCTCTGGTCTGGCCCCGATCAACAGTTTTACCCAGCAGTTGACGGCGGCTACGGCCCTTCAGCATCTGTTTGAGTTGGGTTCTGGAGCCCTCAAGAAGGGTCTGGATGTTGGGGCCATCCGTAGTCTAGGTCTTGAGCCTGACGAATACAAGAAGTTGGCTGAGTGGGTGGCCTCTAACGCCGAACTCAAGGACGGATTCTTGGGCAAGCGGGTCGTTGGCCTGAAGAACATGGATGCTGTCGAGATGGATCAACTGAAGAAGTTTGTGGATCGCATGGTCCGCACCCGCATTCAGGATGTTCCAACCCGGGGTGACTTCCATAAGATGGCTTTCACTTGGTGGGGCCGTCTGGTCACTCAGTTCTCCACCTTTAATCTGAAGGGTATTGACAACTTCCTGATCCAGAATGCTGGACGAGTCAAGCAGGGTGGTGGTCTTCAGGTAGCCAAGGAAATCACGGCTACCGCCATGCTTGCTGGCCTGATTGGATACGGGCGCAACTACGCCGACTGGTTGTCCTTCAAGCAGGCTAGGAACTACGAGGAAGCCAAGAAGCGCGAAGAACTGTTGACCCTTGAGGGAGTTGTTCGCGGATCGTTCTCGGGACCTTCGGAAATGTTCCTGTTGACCAAGGGGGCCGATGCTATGTGGGGTCTGGTCGATAAAGACCCCCTGTTTGCTCCCTATCGTTATTCGGGTCTTAGTGCCTTTGGCTTCCCCGGCGAAACCTCCATCAGGAACGCTGTGGGGGTTATCAATGATGCCAAGGGTGCCTTGATTGGCAAGCCACTTGGACTGGATATTGAACGACAGATAACCAGTAAGACGGTCCACATGGGCCGTATGCTGTTGCCGCTCCAGAATATGCCGGGTATCAAACAGTACCTGAATATTCTGGAAGAGGAAATCTCGGATGAGTACAACCTGAACCGCCGTCAACCCCGGTCTTCAAACTGAATCTAAGGAGCAAAGTCATGGCTAGTTATGTCCAATACACTTCCACCGCAGGCCAAGTCAACTACAACATCAGTACGATTGACGGTTGGCTGAGTCCTTCATTTTTGAAAGTCAAAATCGATGGAAACTTTCAGCAGTCTAGTGCCTATAGCCTTCAAACGATCAACGGCGTTCCAACGATTGTTCTAAACGCTGCTCCAACTACTGGAAGCATTGTTCGGATCTACCGCGAAACGCCAAGCACGACCAGCGGATTCCAGAGTGGTGTGGTGGACTTTCAGGATGCTTCAGTCCTGACTGCTCAGGATCTGGATAACGCGGTGGTTGGTCTACTGCACATTGCTCAGGAAGGGGCTGATACAGGCTCTGGAGCCCTTGGGCCGACCTTGGATGGTACCGCATGGGATGCCGACAGCAAGCAAATCAAGAGCATCACGGCTCCTTCAGAACCCGGAGATGCCGCCACGAAGAACTATGTCGATACCTTGGCCCTATACGGCAAGGCTCAGACGGTTCCACAGACTTGGGAGTTTACGGCTACCGCTGGTCAGACCACTTTTAACCTGAGTACCCTTGGTCCTGAACCCGCAGGCACCGTGGCCGATATGTATCTGGTCATTGTGGACGGCGTTCTGTACTCTCCAGAAGATTACTCATTCGGTGGGGCCAAGGGGTCGATTACTCTGGTCTTCGACAGCGGCCTTAGTGCTGGGGATGTTGTGGTAATCCGAAACTTTGGGGTGGCTCGGGCTGTAGCCGACGCGCTTACTCCGGGATCTATTACCGATGTCTACCTTGCAACCGATTCAGTAACTCCAGTAAAGATTGCTGCTAACGCGGTTACCACCGTAAAGATCAACAACCTAGCGGTTACTACAGCCAAGATTGACAACGGGGCGGTCACAAACGCTAAGTTGGGATCGTTGGCTGTTCAAGAAACAAACATTGACAACGGAGCCGTGTCTGGCGACAAGATTGCCATCGGAGCCGTTGATACAGACCAGTTGGCAGAGGGTGCTGTGACTAATGTCAAGATCGAAGACAATACCATCAGCGTTGGTAAGTTGGCTACCAGCGTAACCGTGGCGACCCTTTCCGCTCCTTCCGCCGACTTGGCAATGAATGGGAAGAAGATCACGGGATTGGGAACGCCAGTTTCTGCCACCGATGCCGCCACTAAGGATTATGTGGATACGGCTGGTGGCGGCGTTCCTTCGACTGGCCGGGATGTTCTGAACTTTCCAATCGGAACCTATCTATTTGTCGAGGGTCAATCAAGCACTACGGCTTTCACGAATGGAACTATTCCCGTAACTCCAGTTTTAAATGTGGCAAACAACGCTTCAAACAATGTCTACAACGGAACCACACTAAGTAGCGTGCCGTGGGATATTAGGCTTAACACTACCGCCGTCGCTCCTTTGTATGGCGAGTATCGGGTTTACACCGGACCAGCGGTGGCTAATTACACATCTCTTACTGGAGTATGGGTGATGCGTGGAATTGGCGATCAACCCAACACAGGAATTAACCGAATGGGACTTGCTCAGAGGATCGCCTAATGCACCACCATGACACCCCGGAAATTATGCTGGCGATTGGCCGTCTTGAGGGCAAAGTGGATGCGCTACTACAGATGCAGCGTATGCAGGAAGATCAACTCAAGAATCACGAAGGCCGTCTTCGGGAACTAGAACATTCTAAGTCTTTCACAATGGGCATTGCAGCCACCGTGGGTGCTATTGCCTCGCTTCTTACTCACGTTCTTTTTAAACTCTTTCCACAAGGATAAACATAATGTACTCCACTCAGGTCATTAACGGTACTGTCGGTGCTACGGCTGTTGTCTCAACTACTTACATTGCCCGTGAGCGTCCCGATCAGTTTGGCTTGGTCTCGGTACGCCATGGCGGTTCCAAGATCACTAGCGGTTTCAAGGGCACCATTGAAGGTTCTATCGATAACACCACTTGGTTTGTTATTGATGTCTTGAAGATTGAAGATCCTGAATACGCCGCTGCTACGGGCGAAATTGATACTGGAAATCCCCTGAACTCGTGGAACAAGGTTGTTGCTCTTGCCCCCTATATGCGTATTCGCTTGATTGGCGGTGGCAACAACACCTTTAATGCTTGGATTTCCGAGTAAATAACTCCAAGATACCAACAACAGGAAACCAAATACATGGCAAAGCGTTCAACGACTACTGTGATTTTTAAGAAGGGATCTGCTGGAACAGCCCCGGTTGCGGGTGTGTACGGCAGTTCGCGGGCTGGGACATTTCTGAAGGATGCTCAAAGCGGTACGCAATATTTGGACATCGTCACCATTGGTGACTCTAACTCGGGATCTCCGGGGAACTTTGGGTACACCGTTGGACTGACCCACGCTTGTGCCAACCTTGGGATGGGCATCTATGCCACCCCTTTGCAGTTCACTTCAGAAACCTCCAACAACGACGGCAACCTTCGACAGAATGGGCTCGTCGGACCTTATGTTGAAGCCTCTTGGCGCGGCAACAGTCGAACCGATACAGGCACTATTATCAATCTTGAGAGTTCCGTAGCGGCCAGCAATGCTACTGCTATTGCCTTGAAAAACTCAATTGGGGCTTACCAACAGCCTCCGCAACTTCCAACTACAGAAAATGGAACTTTTGTTTCTGGTGTTTTCCGCCCTGCGGGGTTTGCTTATGGGGCGGCATTTATTGCGTCAGGTACTTATACCTCAGCCGCTAACGGGACGCGCATTCGTATCGCTCCACGCCATCCATTGATCATGGGCAATGGTGGTGCTGCTCAAAACATCCAATATCGACTGGTCTACGGTACCTTCAATGAGGGTGCTGGCAGTTTCAGGATGAAGATTACAACCAACATTGCAGATGTTCTGGCACAAAAAACCGTGAACACTAATGCAGGTTCTTATGGTTACGCGACCGAAACGCTGGACTACACCACGACTCTTAGGGCATCGGCTCCGATTGAGCCAAATATGCTGGCGATGTCGTATGACGGTTTTGGCTCAAACCCCATCACAGGTCCAGCAGCATTCTTCTGGCACTCTGTAATTCGTAAGAACATCCCGGGCATTTCGGTGTCCAACCTTACCTACAACGGCGGACATACTACGGCTCAGGTATATCAGATCCTCAATGAGCGTACCGGGCTTGTCAAGATGTACCTCAAGGAGGTCCGTCAGCGACAGATTGTGGCTGGGGGTACTGGGCGTGTTCTGATCTTTATGAACACGGGAATCAACGGATCTGAAGGTGGAGCCAGTTGGACAACCCAAGCCAACAATATTCGCGTCATGTTCAGTACTTTGTGGAGTGAACTGGGTTTCCCGGCGGCAGATCTTGCATTTGTCTTCTCGGTTACTCATCCTGTTCCGACTTCGGCTCAAGTTCCAGATATTTCAGATATTGGCAACTGGGCAGCGGCTCGTCCAGCAACGGCAGCAGCGGCTAATGTTTGGGGAGCCGAAGCGGCTCAGGTTGCTGCTGGTGTTACCGTCTATGACATTGCTGCTTCGTACCCGGCTACCAGAATCGCTGCATTGAACCTGTACGATCCATTCCAAGCCAACACTTCTACGGCTCCTGTGCCGTTTGGGGCACACCTTCGGGCTGTCCTTGCAAAGTCGGTAACGGTTAGTCCAGATACAGGAGCAAATGAGTATCTGTACACCTCTGAAATGGACTTCATGCAGGCGGATAACGGGTACATCAAGATCGCACAGGAACTGACAAATTCTCTTATTAAGGCCGCACCGTGAACAAGCAAATCCTTGAAGCAATCCACTCGGCTCTTGCTCAAGAGTTGCTACAAAAGATCCAGAACGGGGATGCGACCCCCTCGGATCTCAATGTTGCACGGCAATTCTTGCGGGACAACGGCATTGACTGCGCCCCTACAGCATCAGAACCTATGCTGAACCTTGCTAAAATCATGCCATTTGATGAAGAAGAAGCCGCTTGAGTGAAGTCGAACGCAAACTAAAGGACTTCAGGAACTTCGTCTATCTGGCGTGGGACCATCTTGGGCTACCAGAGCCTACCCCTATCCAGTTGGACATTGCCAAGTACCTCCAGAAGGGGCCCCGTAGGCGCGTCATTCAGGCGTTCCGTGGTGTGGGTAAGTCTTGGCTTACTAGTGCCTATGTGGTTTATCGCTTGTTGATGAACCCCAAGTTGAATGTGCTGGTGGTATCTGCATCTAAGCAACGAGCAGATGACTTCAGTACTTTTACTTTGAGATTGATCAACGAGATTCCGATTTGCCAACACCTAAAGCCTAGGGAAGACCAGAGAAACTCCAAGATTGCGTTCGATGTTGGTCCTGCTCCGGCTTCGCAAGCCCCTAGTGTTGTTTCTAAGGGAATCACCAGTCAGATTACGGGTAGCCGTGCTGACCTGATCATTGCTGACGATGTTGAGTCGCTGAATAACTCTGCAACCTTCCTGATGCGGGACAAGTTGCAGTCTGCTGTGGCTGAGTTTGAAGCAGTACTTAAGCCCGGAGGGGAGGTGATTTATCTGGGCACCCCTCAGACAGAGCAGTCGATTTACCATGCCTTCCATGAGAAGGGGTATGACACGAAGATCTGGCCTGCTAGGTATCCCGATAGCCGCCTGAAGACGGCCTTTGGTGAGAAACTGGCTCCCATGCTGCGGGATGGATCAGAAGGCGACCCAACGGATCCTAGGCGGTTTAACGCTATGGACCTGATGGAGCGTGAAGCATCCTATGGGCGTACCGGGTTTGCTCTCCAGTTCATGCTGGATTCGACCCTAAGTGACGCAGACAGGTACCCGCTCAAGTTGAGCGACCTGATTGTCTTTGGTCTGAATCCAGAGAACGCTCCTGAAAAGCCTGTCTGGGCCATGAATCCCAGTAACATCGTCAAGGACATCCCTTGCGTTGGGTTCAATGGAGATCGGTACTACAGCCCCATGGATATGCAGGGCAAGTGGGTGCCGTATTCTGGCAGCATCATGGCTATTGACCCCTCGGGT